AGATGAATTGCGTTCAAATTGCACGGCTTAAAAAAACCCTGTATTACTTAGAAAATCGCGCGCACTTTTTTGAGAATTTATCTCGAGATATTGAGGCCGTGATTCGTAAAGCCGAACGCGAGAATTTAACTCCGGTAATTCGTTTAAATGGCACATCCGATATTTTATGGGAAAGCCAATTTTTCTTGCGGGCCGGTATCGAATACAAAAACATTTTTGAAGCATTCCCCGAAACCCAATTTTATGATTACACGAAGGATTCGATAAATCGTGATGTTTTACCGGCAAATTATGATTTAACGTTTTCGCTTTCAGGCGCGAAGGGTTTTCAAAAATTTAACAATCTCGCAATTTCTAAAGGTATGCGATGTGCGGCCGTATTTCGGGACCGTTTACCGGCCAAATTTATGGGGCGAACAGTGTTTAATGGGGATGAGTCAGACTTAAGGTTTTTAGAGGATAAAAATATCATCATAGGATTAAAAGCGAAGGGCCGTGCGCGTCACGATAAAACCGGTTTTGTGTTTGATATTTAAACCCTTCACGAACTCCCAAAAATTACAGGCATTGTATGCCTGTTTTTTTTTGTGCTATATTTGTGATTCGCTTATGCGATTTTATCAACTAGATGGAGGTTTAAAATGTATCACTCTAAACATATCGGAAACGAAGTCATCACTTTTTCTACTTGTCATAAAACGATTAAAGAATTGTCATTAAATTTGGAACGTTACAAAAAAATTGATGGCAATGATTATGAGAATTTCGAAGTATATAAAGGTTCGAAATATATCGGTTATTATTTGCTAAAAAATGGGATGTTAAAAAAACAAAAAGAGCGCGATTTGGTGGATATTTTAATATCGGATATTTGTGGATAATTTGTCAACTACACGGAGGTTTACAATGATTAAATTTGATGAAGCTGTTGAACAAACCATACCAGTGGAGGGGATCCCGTATGGCTCATTCGTTAAGCGGAACGAAAACGCAAAACGGGTTTATGTTCGAGAGGAGTATTGCCATAGTGCTAAACGGTATGTGCTGACGGCATGGGACGATGCGAACTTCCATCTATGCGTTAAAAAGGGGACATCGTTATTTTCAGGCTTTGAGTTCTAATTTGAGCGGTTTTTTATCGCTCACTTTTAACCCGCAATCGCGGGTTTTTTTTCGCCTATCGATCACGCTAATCACCTGGTCAATGCGATTGACTAACCGTAGTGAATCAAGCCGCGTGCCGTGTCCGCTCAATCCTCTGAAACGTACCGTTAAACGCCCAGCGTGGGCCGTGAGCCGTGTTTTTAGGGCCTTCGTGTCCCGACATACCGCAAGAATAATCGCGGGCCGTGATGCGCCTCTTTTGGGCTTTTAGGTTATCGGCCATGAATCGCGGAGCGCAGTTCGCGGATCGCAGTTCGTGGGCCGTGTGCCGTGAACCCATGAATCGAACCCATGAATCGAACCCATGAATCGAACCCATGAATCGAACCCATGAATCGCGGGCCGTCCGGCGGCCTAGTCACGCAGACCAGTGTTGCACTGCACGTGCAGCAGAACATTGCCCGCAAACCCGCTAGGGTCCCCGCCATATCGGGTCATTTTGCCCACGAGCTGAGAATCCTGTTGCACTGCACAAAATCAACGGGTACACGAGCTGGGGACGGGAGCAAGGACCATGTTTCTGACAAATATTTGTATGAATATTGATATCATGTTCTACTTGCAAAAAAATTTTAAAAAATTTATAATTTAGCGCATATCTTCCCATATAACTTAACCGAGAAAACAATGCCTACAACCAGTGACCTAAGAGAAGCTCTTGCGGCCTATAACAAAGAGGTTAAGAAACGAGAGCAAAAGCACGTACAAAAAATTAAACAAACCACGCTCATAGAGGTTAAAAAGAAAGATAAGCTCATTAAGCGGCAAAACAAGGACCTTGAAGGACAACCTTTGACCAGAAAGCAAGAGTTGTTTGTTAAAGAGCTTGTGTCACAGGATGGACAGATAACGCTACGACAAGCCGCTATTAACGCGGGATACTCAACGGGTTCTGCCCATCAGAGAGCTTATGAGCTCACAAACCCTAATATCTGCCCACATGTGGTTAAACAGATCAAGATCTATCGAGACGAGCTTGATCACAAATATGGGATTGACTACAAGAGACACATAAGGGATCTACAGGTTATCCGAGATCGAGCCTTGGAGAACGGGGCGTATTCTGCTGCCGTGCAAGCCGAGTACCGAAGAGGTCAAGCGCATGGAGACATATATATCAACAAGTCTGAGATACGGCATGGTTCTATTGATTCGATGTCGAAAGAAGACGTATTGAAAGCGCTAAACGAGATAAAGGACGGTTATGCCCAAAACACGATTGATGTCACTCCTGAACGAGAAGCCGATACCGAGGACGGCCCTGAACAGGGAGAGCGGGCTGTGGAAGACGATGAAGTCAGCCTTGGAGAAGAGCCAGAAGAAGTTTGAGCATACGCGCCTTGAGACGTGGGCCATGCCCGGTGTTCCGGACGTAGTGTTGTGTGATGAAGGGGGTCACTTTCATTTTGTTGAGTTAAAGGCCACCCCAAGTAATTCAGTGGAGTTGCGCCCGCATCAAGTATCTTGGTTGAGTCGGCACAAGCATGCGAGCACTTGGGTTCTTGTTCTGCGGACCGCGGGCCGTGGCACACGGACCAACAAGGATCCCACGCCGGAGTCGGTATCGTTGTATTTAGGTTCAGACGCGGTGGATTTAAAGTGGTACGGGTTAAGGGTTGAGCCGGTGTATCGATCTGAGGGCAAGGTTGATTGGGAGGAGATATTTGATTTAATTGTGCAACCGCGCCGTCAGGTATAAAGCCGTACTGATTTTAGTACGAATGTTTCACGTGAAACATTGTGTGTTTAGTTTTTATTTTTACGAGGTTTCTGGATGGATGTAATTTCGAATGCTCAGGATCGGGAGTTAAAGTTAAAGCTTCGTTTAGCGCAGTTGGAGAAGAACGAGTTTGCCCAAAATGATTTTCTTGGATTTGTTCGGGTTGTTTGGCCTGAGTTTATTGTAGGCAGGCATCATCGGATTATTGCGGACAAGTTGGAGCGGGTAGCCAAGGGTGAGTTAAAGCGATTGATCATTAACATGGCCCCACGGCACACGAAGAGCGAGTTCGCCAGTTATTTGTTTCCGGCGTGGATGATGGGTAGGAACCCCAAGATGAAGATTATTCAGGCGACGCACACGACGGAGTTAGCGGTTAACTTTGGTCGGAAGACGAAGAATTTGATAGACAGCAGTGACGAATACAAGGCGATTTTCCAGGACGTTAAGTTAGCGGCGGACAGCAAGGCTTCGGGCCGTTGGGACACGAGCAAGGGGGGTATGTACTATGCGGTGGGTGTGGGTTCTAACTTGGCGGGCCGTGGTGGGGATTTAATTATTATTGATGATCCTCATTCGGAGCAAACGGCCATGTCGGCTAATGGTTTTGAGGATGCGTGGGATTGGTACACGGGTGGTCCTCGTCAGCGGTTGCAGCCGGGCGGATCGATTGTTTTGGTTCAGACACGTTGGTCTGAGAAGGACATGACGGGTCAATTGTTACGGGCGATGGCCAAGGATCCGTTAGCGGATCAGTGGGAGGTTGTGGAATTACCGGCTATTTTTGAGGACGGTAAGCCGTGTTGGCCTGAGTATTGGAGTTTAGAGGATTTGACGGCGGTTAAAGCGTCTATTCCGGCCAGTAAGTGGAATGCACAGTATCAGCAGAATCCTACGGGTGATGAAAACGCCATTATCCCGAGGGAGTGGTGGTTGAAATGGGAAAAAAAGAATATTCCTAACCTACAGTATGTGATTCAGAGCTACGATACCGCGTTTTCTAAGCGCGAAACATCAGATTTTTCAGCTATTACGACGTGGGGTGTGTTCTATCCTCACGAATCAGGGCAGCCTGGTTTAATACTTTTGGACAGCAAGAAGGGACGTTGGGATTTCCCGGAGCTAAAAGAGGTTGCTTTGGAGAATTATAACTACTGGGACCCCGACACCGTCATCATTGAGGCTAAGGCCAGTGGTTTACCTTTAACACAAGAACTGCGTAATATGGGCATACCTGTTGTAAATTATACACCAAGCAGGGGTAACGACAAAGTATCTAGGGTTCACAGCGTTTCGCCGTTATTTGAAGCGGGCATGGTGTGGGCCCCCGACGAAGTATTTGCGGACGAGTTGATTGAAGAGGTCGCGGCCTTCCCTAATGGAGAGTATGACGATTTGGTGGACAGCATGACTCAGGCGTTAATGCGTTATCGTCAAGGGAATTTTGTTCAATTACCAACAGATAGTTGGGAAAAAGAAGAAGTTTCTGATAGAGTAAGGGTATATTATTAATATAGTACGATTGCGCGAATACCCTTTAAACTTTGCTTAATATAATAAGGATGATTTAATGCCCGCACCTTTTGCCGCCGCTGCTACAGCAGCTTTAATAAGACAACTAATGCTAAGAGGCTTGACTAGAAGGGAAGCAACGAAAGTTATTTCTCAGACAAAAACGCCTAGACAACTTCAACAAGTAGGCGTGAAAGAGGGTATAGCTAAGGCCGGACGGGAAGCAGGCAAGGCGTATGAAAGCCTAAAAAATATGGGTAAAGGGAAGGGAAGCGGTTTAGTAGAAAACAAAAAAGGTACAAATAAAGCCGCAGGAGCAGCAGTCGCAGCAGGTTTGGCAAGTGCGGCTAGTTCGACAGGAGGAAAAAAA